CTGTTCTTTAGCTGTTTCTATCTGTGCTTCTAGGTTCAGCATATTAGCCATGACTACAAGTTGTCCCTTACGAAAGTAAAGGTCTTTGTCATCTTTACAGGCTTCGACTGAATTGACATTATCAGCACTTCCTTTGATGTCTTCCATTAAGTTCTTCCAACCATCTGAACGGAACATCTCTTCAAAGGAACGATAATACTTTTCTAGTTCTCTATCACTCATTTACTGTTTCTCCTTTAAGGACAGCTTTAATTGTTAATTTATATAATATACTTAAGTATACTATAGGAATATTATAACATATTTTACTAAGAATGTCAAGAACTATTTTCTATGTCTTGCTGTTTTCTTAGCAATCTTCTTAGGTTGTTTACTAACTTGTTTACCTGCTTTGGTGTCAGCACGTTTCTTACGTGTCGTAGCGGCATATTCCTTCTTGGTCAAAGCCTGACGCGCCTTCTTGGGCAGATAGCGTTCACCTGTAGCTTTCTTACCCTGTGTGCTTGGTTTACCAGACTTAGTACCCCACTCTTCCTTAGTCCACTTCTTCAGGCTTTTCTGTGACTTCTTTAGTGGCATTACCTGTACCCTCCACCTTTAGCTTTGTACTCCTTAGCGAGCATCTGTGCCTTCCTAGCAGACCACTGTCCTGCCTTACCACCCTTAGAACCTGCCTTAATCTTATTAAACAAGTTCTTACGCATAGTAGGCTTGGTGTAGTTACCCGCCTTGTTTACTGTGGATTTCTTCTTAACTGGCATAATTACTTGCCTTTTTTCATTGGCTTCTTTTTAGGTTTAGCTGTAGTTTTCTTTTTAGGTGGTCTTCCTACTTTACTACCGTATGTACCTTTACCGTATGGCATAGTTATCTCCTCGTTACCATTTAGATTTATTTGCCCAGTAAGCCGCAGACATTTTACCTTTGGCTATATTCTTGGCGTGTCTTGCTTTAAAAGATTTACGTCTTGCTTTCTCAGATGCAGTCTTAGGATTCTTACCTGCACCTGAAACTCCCTGTTGACCGTAGCGTATAGTCTTAACCTTGTCACCTTCCTTAGCTACTACTACATGAGACTTAGTAGGGTGCTTTGGTGTACGCTTTGGTTTGTTGTAGCCAGAAACTCCTGCTCTAGCTAGTCTTGGGTCTGGTTTTTTTGCGGGCATTAGGCTTCTCCTTGCGGGATTCCTTGAGGTCTCGGACCTCTGCTTCCAATTCCGCTAGTCTCTTGAATGTTTGGCTGAAGGCTTGGTTGACTTGCTCTATTGCTTCGTTGAACTTGTGCTGTGTCAGCATTAGGTTTTCCTTGTTCTTTGACAGCTACTTCACGTTCTTTTAGTAACTGCTCTGATATTTTAAGACGCTTCTGGAACTCTTTGTCATCCGCATCTCCCTCTTTAATATTAGTCGTAATTGCTTTGATACGGTCAATCTCAAGTTCCTGTGGTACTGCCTGAGCCTCTGCCGCAAGTTTCTGTGCGCGAGCCTGTGACTCTGTAGCCTGACCTTGTAATGCCGCAGTCTGTGACTTCTGGAACTCCATCTGTGCTTGTTGCATAGCTTGTTGTGCTTGCTGTGCTTGTGGGTTAGGCTGATTAGCTTGTTGTAAAGACATGATAAGTTCTTCACGGTTGGACAAGTTCATGTTGTCTACAATGGACATAATCAACTGTGAGTACATTGGATTGTCTTGTTGCATAGTCTGTAGTAACTGTACTAGTTGAGTAACTTCATACTCACGAGCAATGATACCTAGACTGCTAGATGTGTGGAACTTATAGTCCGCAACAGGATAACGCTCAGGATTAAACTGCATATAGCGATGCGCGGCTTTAGTTATGAAGGGAATAAGGAATGATTCTTGGAAGTTAATCAATGTACGTTTATGACGTTTAATAATAGCACCGAGGCTCATAGAGATACCTGCGGCAGTTGACTCACCATTAATAGAACCAGAGATACCCGCAGAGTCAATAGCACCTGTAGCTGTCTGTACCATCTTCTGTAGTTCAGCGGCTTGTGCAAACGTAACCTGACTAACATTACCAAAGTTAAGAGGCTGTAGGACTTCAGCAGGGTTGCCGTTGGTCAAGATAGTCTTACCCGCACGTACCTCAGCACGAGAACCTCTAGGCATACGTGTAGCATCAATAGCCATCATAGGGTGTATAGTCAATGCAAGAGCATCGATTCTGGCTCGTATTTCAGCGTCTAACGCCTTTTGTGAGTTATACCCTTTCTCACATACCCCTCTGCCCCAGAAACGGCTAGGAACGACATCCCACGGGAATGCAACGATTGGTCTGTCACCCATCATGTACGGGTTAGCTTCTGCTTTAAGTAACGTACCGTCATTAGCAATAACAACAATAGCTTCTACGTAGTATGTATCTTCATCTTCATCAGGAGCGACTAGTTCTTCTACTTCTTCTGCTTCTTCTTCTTCTTGTGCCGCTTTTAATAGATGACGAGGTACTAAACCGTAGTACTTAGTTAAGCGCACTTTATCGTCTTCAAACACTGACAAATCTTTATCTGGTTCAATGTCGAAGTCTGGTGCGGCAGAACCTACATATACGTTACGGTATACACCTTGTTCCTGTAACTGGTCTACTAGGTGTGTAGGTACGAACTCATCTACAGCACAACCTAATGCTTCCTCAATGGAGGTAGCTAGTGGGTCTATTAAGAAGTTCTGTGGCATTACTGGTCGTAGCTTTACGCAGGTCTTATCTACGATGTTGACACCAACTGCTTGTAAATCCCCACCCATTACAGGTTGTGTTGCAGGTTGAAACTCTTTCTCTTCCTCTAGGACTACCTCAGCAATCCCTGTACCAAATACAGCGGCATTGATAAGGCACTCAGCTACGCTCTTACGTATCTTATTCTTTTTGAAGTCTTTGTATAGGACTTCACGTAACATGGCTATATCACGCTTCTCTTGGTCCGCTACGTCATCCTCAATGTCAAACCACTTGCCACGACCAAAGGTAGCTTCCTCTAGTTCCGCAACGGATGACTCAACTGCTTGTTGTAAGGCAGGAGAGATAATCTTAGAGCGTTCTGTTTGTCTAGTCTTATCTTCAGCCGCCCATTGTCCACGCCACAAGCGGTAGTACTCATCGAACTTCTCCGAGTAGTTAGACTCAAAGTGGTCACGCCAACTTGTACATTTATCAATGACCCATCCTTCTAGGTCTTGCTCAATCGTTAGTTCCTGCTTGTCCTCTAGTAACATATTAGTACCCTGCGTATGTGTCTAAAAATTCATAGTCTTCTTCTACATAATCTGATGTGTAGGCTATGTTAGCCAGTTGGTCTATGTAAGCCAACGAATCAATCAAGTCATCATGTACAAGCTGATTAGGGAATTGGAATAACTCATCTAGGAACGTAGCATTCCATTCACCCTTGTTAAGTGTTATCTTACCGTGTTCAAACCTACCTTGTAAAGCCCAGACTACCCTATCGGTTTTCTTCTTGTTACCGTGTGTTAATTCTTCTATTTTAAAGAATCTATTGTTGGACTTCATTAGGTCTGAGATGTATGGGAATACAGCGTTCTTTAACGCCCCTTTCTCAATCCCGACAGCCACAGGTTGATAGTCCCGTACAGCTTCAAAGATTTTACGTGCAGTTTGTTCCACACCCCATCTACCATATATGATGTCAGCGACCCACCAACCTTCTTCACTTGCTTTAACAACTGAGATAGCCGTTTGGTCAAGTCGTTTAGTTTTAGTTGTAGCCTTTGCCACATCAGCGAAACCTGCCAAATCGACAGCAATATAGTACTGACCAATCTGGGGTTCTTCTTCAGAAAATTGAACGTACTCTTCTTTAAATAACTCACTGCCTTGTGCCTCAAAGGATGCCATGAACTCCTGACGGAAACTGAAGGAAGACATAGAGTTCTTAGCCGCTTCAATCTCTTCAGGGTCTAGTAGTGGATTATCATAGCTTGTAAAGTGATAACCCGCGAACGTAGGGTCTTCACCGATACAAGCATACGTATATAAGTCATAGAAGTGATTACGTCCCATTGGCGTACC